TTATTTCGAAATAAAAAGTTTATTATATTATGAAACAAACGAATCTGTTTCAATTACTAGTATTTATAATTTAGTAAATGTCTACATCACCAACAACTGTCCATATATCACCACCTTGAGTGTATGATTCAGGATTATCTGTCCCATCGTCAATGATACCAAAGGGCACCATGTCATCATCGATCATCTGTTGTTGTTCGTCATATAACATTTTCTTCAATTCTAAATCTGTTAAGCTTTGGAAGTATGGTGTGGTTATAAACCATGAGAACATTACTAAGTTCATCACTAAGTCATCATGTTGACCACCATCAGCCTCGTAAGACTTACCTTTACCAACGAATGTTATTAATTCACCGATTGTAAACTTGTCGATTACTCTTAATTTGTTCTCTTCCATTAACTCTTTAAGGGTTGAACAACCGATTTGTTTTACTTTTCTTGTCATTGTAACACCAATACCTGACGCTTTAACACTTGATTGTGTGAATACATTGGGGTATTCTAGGTCATAATGAAGGGCGTTACATACAATTTGACCCTGATCGTTATTTTCTACGATAACTAAAGCCTCATTGTATAATTTCCCGTATCTTTCTATGATATCAGGAAATAATAGTGGAGATATCATGTTATCACGATATATTCCTACTTGTTTGAATGGTTTCTCTGTAACATCGAATACTGAGAATGTAGAGTAATCTTGTCCTCTACCTCGGGCTACATCGACTGTCATTATGTATGTATGTTCTGGTACAGGTTCTTGGTATAGATGTACATGCTCTCTAGTCCACAAAGCGTCTTGTCCTTGTAATCCTAGTAGACAATTAGCACTAATTAAAGTGTTCCCTGTACCTAAGAATGAATTACCAAATTCTTGTTCAAATTGTAATTCTGATGTGTTTGCTATGGTCTGGGCTTTCCATTTCTCGTCTCTACCAGGCACATCCCACCAATTAATAGTGTATGGTTGATAATCATTCTTCTCGGCTAGACCACCTTCATACAACTTATGGAACATATTCCCTACACCATTAGCTGTAGATGTAATAATTACCTTTGACTTACCACCTGATGTGACAACAGGATATGTGGATGTATAGAACTGTTCAGCGTTGTCTACGAACGCGAACTCATCAAGATATAGGAGATTAACAGATAAACCACGAATGGAGTTTGCACCAGTAGCCGAAGCTATGATTCTACTATCATTTTCGAACTCAATCGAACCCTTATTTAGTACTTTCGTACCAGGCTGTAAGAAGAATGGTACATGCTCTAACATAGTTGTGATACGAGCTAACATCTCCCTCGCTGTCGAACCCTTGTTTGCTAGGATCGCGATTGTTTGTTCAGGTTGAAATAGTAGATACCAGACTAGATAAGCACAAGTTGTGATCGACTTACCCGACTGTCTACACGCTAGTACAATACTAAATCGACTCTCGTCAAAGTGTGTGATTAGTTCGTCCTGATACCCACGAAGTTTAAACGGAACAAGTCCGTCATCAAGTGAAATAATTTTTATGTAGTTTTCAATAAAGTGAGCTGGATTTTCCATACACTTCTTGTATTCTAGGATTTCATGTTCTGACCATTCGGAACTAACACCAGCTCTTTTAACTGATAGATTTCCTAGATATCCTTCATTCTTGTGCATTGTTTTTTAATAATTTTTGTAATTCAGCGGATGATCCAACAAATAGATTGTTCTGGACTTTATCTGGTTGATTATGATCTTTATCCAATAGGTTCATTTTGTGTTGTAGATCAATCAATTTTTCTGTTGTTTCACCAACTGTCTTGATTAATTGACCAGCTACTTCATAAACTCTCGGGTGTTCAGATTCCTTCGCTATCTCTAGAATACCCTCTATGGCGTCCTGTCCCCGCTCCACAAGACCGTAAAAGATTTCCCTAGAGTATTTGTAATCATTACCCTTATCTTGGTCGTTAGATACGACTTTAGGTAAATTCTTTTCCGCTTGTACGATTTCACCTTGAATATCAAGGAGCTCGTCTAATCTATCATCAACTTTACTCATACTATTATTTATACCTACTTAGGATCGCTAGATTTGTCGTCCGAATATGTTATATCTGGTTGTTCGAACCATTCAGTTTTTTCATTGTATGTTATTGTATCGCCCGGACTAGCGTCAGCTGGAATAGGTGTTACTGTCTGATTGACCACTCTACCCGCTGTATCTGTAGAAGTAATCTTACCTGTACCACTTTCCATGTAAGTTCTGACTTTAGCTGTTCTAATAATTTCGGATTTCTCGACTGGTCCATAGATGTAGTTCTTCATAACAAATTCTAAAGTGTATGTTAACACTTGTCTAGTTGTGAAATCACCTTCGTAACTGTCTTCTTGACTTATACTTGATAAGATGATTGGTACATCTCTTTTGTCACTCATGTCGGGTACTGTACTGATCGTAACTGTGTAATCGGGTGTAAAGTATGGCATGATTTGTTCTATGATCTGTAATCCATCATCAGTATTTTTTACCATGATACTCAATGTAAATCCTAGATTATATGGAGCTGGAGAAAACTGTTTCTGCATCTGGTTCGGATTAGTAGAATCCGGTTTCTTAAATTGTGTTTTCTTAGTTAGTTTTCTAGTTGAATCATATTCTATAGAGGATAACTCAAACCCCATACGAGGTAATGTTGTAGCTATAAGTTTACCATAAGGGTCTGGTGAAGCTTGTAATCTAGCTATCCACTTTGATCTAGGACCATAAGCTAATGGCACTTTCATAGTTTTTCCATCTTCTCTTACAATACTAATGTTATTAAATAATGTACCGAATACTGAGACAGCTCTTTTAATTGTTGAATGGTAAAAATGATTTCCGAACATTATGTTGATTCTCCGAACGGATTACCTTCTGAGAAATCAATGATTCCGTCAGCATCCGATTCAATTTCAAAGTTAAACGCTCCAGGATCGGTAGAGATCGCTTGATCACTTCCAACTGACGCTATACTTCTTCTAGACGCTAGACTGTCTTCAACAACAATATGATCGAATGCTGATGAGTCTGTACCTGACGCTTGTGGTGTATTTAATTCTAGTCTTATGAAAGTTCCATCTTCGTTACCAATATTATCTGTACCAGTAGAACCATCTGTGATCACACTTGGTATTTGAATTCCAACTGTACCATCTTCAAACGCTATGTTATGTCCTTCTTGACCTGGCCCAGACATTATAATTCTATCTCCCTCATTAGTACTTTCCATTTCTATAAGACCTACTGTAGTATCAGTAGCTAAGAAACTTTCATATACTAAAGGAACACTTGTGTCGGTTGATGTGATATAAGCTATCGATAACTTGTTTGTACCCTCATTCCAAGCTTGAACTGTACCCGAAACCACAATTCCTGTATCAGAAACTAACTGACTGACTGTTTCACCGACTACAAAGTCTCTCAATGTTGGTGTATCCGCCAATGTTAAGTCTAGACCAACAGCGTTCGCTAAAGCCATACCCGTATCAAGATCATCGATATTAGTATCGAAGTCTTCACCTGAATATTCAAAGAGGTCACAACTCATTTTAAATGTATACAATTTACCTAATTGATAAAAATTGTTTTCGTGTTCTACATACTTAATTTCGAATAAACTGTTAGATAGTGGGAAGAAAATAAGATCACCTTCGTTCGGTCTTATTCCTGTAGCTAGGTTGGAGTCTAATGAAACAAACCTTTCCCAACTTCTTTTCGACATGATGAATTCAACGGACTTTCTAGTCTCAATACCAAACTTAGAGTATAATTCTCCTTCACCTTCAAATCCTTCATTACCTTCAAGATACATTTCAACTTCGTAAGCGTCTTCGAATTTAGAATCAGCCGCGTCACCTAATATAGTATTTTCATTGATAACATTTCTAGGTAGATAGAAACAATTATGTCCATACATTCGTAAGGATTCAACAATCAAATCTTCTACAAGATTCTGTTCTGTCTTTACAGCGTGATTGAAATGTACTGATGTCGCCATGTTATCCTTCTAATGACTCTAGTCGTGATGTTAGATTTTCTATTATTGTTTGTTGTTCTTGTATAGCTTTAACTAGTATCGGTACAAATTTCTCATATTGTAAACCGTATAGTTTTTCGTCTCCTGAAAGAGTTACAGCTAAATTTGTTTTATTATCTTTATTATAACCTGCTGCTATTTCTAGAGCTTCTACTTCTTGTGCTTTAAAACCAATATCTAACCAATCTTCTTTATGAG